TAGTTCTTCTTGATGCGAAGGCCGAAACGGAGGCAGCTCAAGCTAAACTTACTGGGCTATCTTTGAACCCTGCAGTAACTGCGTTCAATGAAAAAATGCAGGAAAATAAATTAAACGATATAGTACTAAGTCAAGAACAACAAAAAATGCTGTATGCAGAAATCGAAGCACAAACGTTACTAAATCAAGCATTAGAAGTAAAATCAGGCATTTTTAGTTCTTTGACTGATAACATATCAAGTGCTTTCGGCTCAATTGTAGATGGTACTAAAAGTGCTAAACAAGCTTTTGGGGATATGGCTATTGCCATACTTAAAGATATATCCCAAATGATAATTCGAATGATGGTAATGCGCGCATTAATGTCTTTAGTTGGAGGATTTGGTGGCGGCACTCCCGCAACAGGCGCTGGCGTTGGGGCATTAAAAACTGGAATCCCCGCTGCTGGAGGGTTTCTAGGTGGTGGGGGTACTGTAAGCCTTGCCCCAAGTGGAGGTTTTAACCTAATACCTGGAGGAAGATATGGTGGAATGTTTTCAGCAGGTGATAAGCTTCCAGGTTACGCTACTGGAGGTATTGCTATGGGATCTCAGGGAGGCTATCCGGTTACTTTACACGGAACAGAAGCAGTAGTACCTCTACCAAACGGTAAATCAATACCAGTAGAAATGAAAAATGGAAGTGCTCAAAATAACAGCGTAGTTGTTAATGTTAGTATGGATGGTTCTGGTACCTCCTCCCAAACAGAACAGCAAAAAGGAGAAGGCATGGGAAATCTTGGTAATGCTATTGCTCAAGCTGTTCAGCAAGAGTTGCAAAATCAGAAACGTTCAGGCGGTATTCTGAATCCCTATGGAGTAGCATAATGACAATCGGATTTAATATAGGAGGAGTATACGGCTTTATTACTCCAGATAGAAATTTACAGAATACTATCAAACCAAAAGTTCTAAAAATGTCTTTTGGGGATGGGTATGAGCAACGAATAACCGACGGTATTAATTCTATAAATAGAACCTTTGCCGTTACTTTCTCTCCTAGAACTAAGGAAGAGATAGACGATATTGTAGCTTTTTTTGATAGTAAGAAGGCAGTAACAAGTTTTGATTTTACTTATCCAGATTCTAACTTTTCGGGGGAAAGAACTATTTCAGTAGTCTGTGAAGACTATAGTATTTCGTACATGAAAGACCATTTTTATGGGTGTACAGCAACTTTTAGACAGGTATATGAACCATGAGTACAAATGACATAATCACAACAGATTTACAAAATTTAGAAATAACGGATGCTGTTATTGAGCTTTTTGAACTAGAGCTTAATAGTGTAACCACACTATACTTTCATCCAGGCTTTGATAGTGCTTTAGGCGAAATATCCTATGATGGTAATACCTATACACCACTACCAGTAATGATGGATGGTATAGATATTGCTAGTGATGGAGCATCTACGAGACCCATGCTAACTGTAGCAAATGTAACTAATGTTTTTAAGTCATCTTTAAACGGAGAAGGGTTCAGCTTTGAAGACCTTATAGGTAAAAAAGTAACACGCAGGCAAACACTAGAAAGTTATTTAGATAATGCAAACTATGAGATGCCCAAAAGAACCTATATAATAGATAGAATTGCTAGTGAAAATTCCACATTAGTTACGTTTGAGCTAACTGCTCCGTATGATGTATCTGGAGTGAGAATACCAAATAGGGTAGTACTAGGAAAATATTGTTCTTGGATTTATCAAGGTGTTGATAATCCTGTTACTTCAGGTGGCTGTTCTTGGAGAAGTACAAATTCTGTAGATCATAATGGTACTCAGTACTTTGCTTACTTTGATATTGAGGACAGCCCTCTAATAGATAATGCAGCAGGACTTACTATAGTACCTTTTAGTGGCCCTCATACTATAGATAGCTTCGTATCTTATGACGGCAAGTATTGGAGATCAGAAGCTTCAAATAATTCTACTACACCTTCTGGAGCTTCTGTCCTATGGAAGCAAGTATTCTTTTGGACAGACTGGGCTTCAGGCACTGAGTACACGCCTGGCACACTTACAAGGCATTCAAATAAAATATGGAAATGTTTACTAACTACTAGTTCTATAGAGCCTACTAGTAGCTCACTATACTGGAATAGAGTAGACTCATGCGGAAAAACTTTAAATAGCTGTAAATCTAGATTTCAGTTCACGCCTACAGCAGATGGAGTAGCTTCTGCTACTAAAGATACCAGTATTACTTTACCTTTTGGAGCGTATCCAGGCAGTGTTAAATTCAACTAGCATACTAAAAGAAATAGAAGACCATTTTGCCTCAGAATATCCTAGAGAGGGTTGTGGAGTACTTGCAGTGGCGAAGGGAAAAATGAAATGGCTACCAATTACTAATATAGCAAAAGATATTGATGATTTTATTTTTGACTCAATGGAGTATTTTAAAATAAAAAGAACTCATGATATTGTAGGTATAGTACATAGTCATCCAGATGCTTCCTGTGAGCCCTCCACCATGGATGTAAATAATTGTAATAACTTAGGTATACCTTACTATATTTTTAGCTATCCTAACATGGATATGCACTTATTACAGCCAGTAAAGAATTATTATCCTTTAATAGGAAGAGATTATAAGTTTGGAGTACAAGACTGTTTTGAGTTAGTTAGAGATTACTATTTAGAAGAAACTAATTTTGTTATACCCCCAAGAGAGCCTTTTGAGGATGATTGGTGGCTAAAAGACTTAAACTATTTCACAGAAGAATATATAAATAGCTGGAATTTTAATAAAGTACAGGAGCCTCAAAAGAATGATTTACTAATATTCTCAGTAACTTCAAAAATAGGCAACCATTGTGGAGTTTACTTAGGTAATGACGTATTCTTTCATCATGCTACACAAAGACTCTCTTGTAGAGAGAACCTATACCCTTTTTGGGCAAAGCATTTAACAGGTATATATAGATATGAAACGTAAAATTTATTTAGAAGGAGATATTGCTAATAAGTTCGGACAAGAATTGGATGCCGACGTATCTTCTGTAAAAGAAGCTCTACTGCTAATCGGCGCAAATTATCCAGAGTTCAAAAAATACTTAGTAGATAGTCATCAAGCTGGAGTAGGTTTTGCTATTGATGTTGCGGGAATTCAAGTAGAAGAAGAAGAAGATATAATTTTGCCTTTGCTGGAAGGTGATATAACTATTATGTCTATTCCAGCAGGCTCAAAGAGTGCCGGCGCAAAAATACTAGCAGCAATCGCTATTATAGCTTTTGTTTTTTTCGCACCAATACTGGCACCTGCGGCGGGTGCAGCAGCAGGTTCAGCTGGAACTAGCTTGTCCGTCGCAATGGCTACAATGGCTACGACAGGTACAATGACTGCGGCGGGCGTCGTAGGCACAATAGGAATGATGCTAGGAATGAGCCTAGCTATGGCGGGTATACAGCAATTAATGGCCCCTGACCCTTCAGTAGATGAAGCAGCACCACAATCGTACTTATTCAATGGATCAGAGCAAAATATTATAGAAGGAGACCCAGTGCCTGTATTATATGGAGAATTAAGAGTACCTGGCAGACCTATATCTTTTGCTGTAGCTAACGCAGGTAGTACGTTTTCCAGTAATACCAGCGCCGATCAAGACCAGTCTTCAGGTTCTCTCACTTGGTCTTTTTCAGGTGGCTGGAAACAGAACAAGTACCCTGTAATCCAGTAATAATATAATATTTTGGTACTTATACCTAAGTTTGTGATAAGGAAAATAAAAAATGGCAAGTAAATCAAGAAGTGCTCGAGATCAACAAATAGCGGATGCTGGTTCAAGTACTTTATCTATGGCTTCCGGATTCTCAAGGGAGCAAATAATTTCTGTTACGGACTTAATTTCTGAAGGCGAGATTGAAGGGTTAGTATACGGTGAATCTTCTATATACTTAAATGATGAGAGAATAAAAGATTTAGAAGAATCTTCTATCTCAGATAGTAACCCACTTATACAAGGAGCCCAAGTAACTTTAACAAATAACTCCACTACTGTTACTGTTAATAAGGAATTAGGATTTTTATTTGAAAATATTTTTTTCCGCTCCTTTTCTGTTAAGAATGTATATTCCTCTGCAGTAACAGTAGGTAGTATATCTGCGTCTTCTTTAGATTTAGATGTACCAACTATCCCTATAAGCACCTCGGTTTCTTTTTTTGACGCAGCCAATATGGCTGTACGCGGATATGGAGATAACATAAAACTAACTATTTCTGAAACCCTCGAGTTTGTAGAAGGCTTTATAACTGTAGAGAGTACTACTCAAGCAACATTTCATTCTAGTATAACAGATGGAGTTAGCTTACGAAGATTCTTAGAGGCTAGTGTAGGGAAGACCTTAGTATGTACTGTAGATGGATTTCTATACATTCTTGGAGCAAATGTAGTAGATGGTACAGGTACTTCTACAATTACTTTAATAAACCCTACCCCTTACCCTTCGGGAAGTTATAACTTTTCTGTCTCTAGTCCTTCTCTGTTTAACGGCATCGACGGCACTTTTAATGCGACTAAATTTCAAGGCGCAACGACAGAATTTAGAAATGGTAAAAGAGAACAACTTCCCATGACTAATTATGGAGGCATAGGAGCTAGTACAACTGTAGCCTCTGTTGGGATGCCCCTTACTTATTCAGACTCAGATTCGGATAATTATACACCAGGTATCGACCCTCTTAATCCTATAACTATAACATCAAGTTCCTCCCTTAATCTTACTTCTGCACAGGCAAGAGAAGTAGATGAACTAAGGTTGGTTTTTAGTTATGGATCT